ATATAACCAAAAGTATAACTTGATCCTGCATTTGTAACTGTTACTGCTGAAATAGCACCTGAACTAACTGTAACTGATAAAGTTCCAGATGAACCATCACCTCTAATTGCAATACCTGTGTGAGTGCCGTCTGTACCACCTGTGCCGGCAGCTTTAATTTTTACTATGTTAATCGCACCGTCAACAGCAGCTGATGATATTGTTGAATCAGTTGCAACTGCCACAAAATCGGTTGATAAGAAATTTGTTTGTTGACCAGCAGTTAGTGAGTACATATATTTCCACTTATAACCATCACCTAATGAATAGATAGTTGAGTTTGTACCCGTTGGTTCTACTGTCGAAGCTGCACCACTATTATTATCTAAACATTTGTAAACTTGATAAGAACTGTTTATAACATAAAAAGTACTATCATATAAAGTAGTTGCTCCACTATCAGACGATTGAGTTGTTGTTCCGCCTGTGATTCTTTGTCCGTAATCGTGTCTGTAATAATCGTAAACTGTACCAGTTGTCCAGTTTCTTCTTGGAATAACATATGATACGTCAGTTGATTGAATTTTCTTGGCAGCTAAAAAGTCATCAAAATAATAAAACTCATCTGATATTGAATCTACTGGTGTTAAAGGTGCTGAATCAGAACCCTCATTATTTGTTCTACCGTCACCTCTGGTTTTTGTACCAAAAGCCTGAGGTCTACCAATCGCTAGATAATATGTATTAGCGGCTGCCTCTGTAAATGATTCCACAAATTGTTCCGAGTTGTGGACTCTAAATTTATTTGTTATAATCGCTGCCATTTGTAATTCCTTTAACTATATTTATAACGCTAAAAAGTACTTAAACTTATCCTTTTCCAAATTATTGTTGAACCATCATAAGGTCCTGTACAAATGTAGAGGTGTGTATTATCATGTGTTAATAATCCTGCTACATCACCAGATTGACCTGTATTTGTTGGTGTTCGATTAACTATCTTAATTGTAGATGGTAGGGTATCTCCACCTAAATGTGAATATATCTCATTAAAGTTATCATTAATTTTATCACCGCCGGTTCTAATTGGATCACCAGATCCATCATTAGCTGTTGTTCCGATACCTATTGCTTGTTTTGCCATATTTTTATTTTATCCTAATACTATTTATACAACTATGCGACATCAAATTTCAAATTCGATTGGTCAAATGTAATATTTGTTTCATCAAAAGAGTTACTATCTATTTCACCAATCTCAGCTGGTATTGCAAAGTTAATCTTAATATTCGTGTTAAAATCATCAAAAGTCGGTACTATATTATATAGTGAAGTATTTTTAAGACTTTCCATACGTATTGATTGTATTTGGTCAAGTGTTATTTGATTTCCCATATTAACACCAAATACGTGTTTATTAATAGTTTTCATTGTTGGGCCTGCAACACCCACACCAAATTTAGTAGTATTCTCTCTGTGAGTAGATATCTCTTTCATTTGTTGTATAATTTTATAATTACGTGTTAATGTTACATCTCTTTCGTTTGCACCTAATGAAGCAATCACACTATCACCTGCTTCAACATCTATTGCTAATTCTGGATTTGAAGCTAATGATGTTCCGTCATCAACTGTTCCTAATCTTCTACCTACTAATTTAGAGTATAGAGTATTTAATACATCTTTGATTGGTGTACCAGTAGCGCCAGAATTTAAACCTGTTATACTTTGAATTTGTGCGTCTACCTGTGATGATATGTTTACAAGACCTGTGAAATAAAAACCACCAGTGTGCATTGTCTTTTTAAATGAATCTCTCCAGTCATTAATTGTACGACCAACTTTGATAACATATGAAAAATCTTGGTAGTATAAACTATCTTGTATTTTCATTGTAGTTTCTGAAACAAAACCATCCTGATTAATATATGTACCGTCTGTATCAATAACACCTGCAACCGAAACAGTTGCTGTAGCTGAGTCTACTTTTTTAACTGTAGCTGTTCCACCGCCACTTGAAGTTAATTCTCTTTCTTCATCAAAAGTACCTGTAGCACCCGATAAAGTTAAAACGTTTGTATCTGAATTATAATTTACAACTGTACCAGTTATAGTTGAACTTGAACTATCAACCGAAGTTACAGTTTCGTTTGTTAAAAAGCCGCCTGATACATTTCCTAAAACAATATGTGTTCTTAATGCTAAAGTTGGTGGTGAAGGAGAATTTTGATATTCAGCACCTGTTTCAATTACTTTAATTGCCTGTACTTTTCCAATTTCATTACCAAAACAAAAGATACTTGCATTTGAACCTGATGATGAAACTGTAATTGTAGGTAATGAACTATAACCACTACCACTATTAATAATTCTTATATCTGTAATATCACCTGAACCAGTTTCTTGTACAATTTTATTTCCTGCGTACATATCACCTCTAGTAGTTTCATCTTCTAAAATTATGTGATCGTCAACAGCAGATGTAGATTCTTCCTGTGTAAAACCACCATTAACAACGGACACTTTTGCAACAGCAGAACCACCACCTGTGTCTGTATTATTAAAAACTAAATCATCACCTATTGAATAACCTGTACCTGCATTATCAATTATAAAATGTGTGATACCACCTGAGCCTACAGCTTCAACTTGCATGATAGCACCTTGACCACCACCCGTAATAGAAATTGATTCCTGTGGAGAATGTAACGCACCATCATTTGAAATTACAGGAGAAGTAGGTATACCTGTAATTGTTGCTTTAATGAAAGTATCTATTTCATTATTTTGAGTACCTCTAATTTCTTCACCTATTTGAAAAGTACCTGATATACTATCATCATTTAAAATAAATTCAGATATAGTATTAGCACCAATTTGAAATTTAAATACGTTTTCAATTGTAGCAATTGCTTCTGATGTTTGACCTGTAATTGTACGACCAACTAAATCTAAAGTTTCACCCACAGTACCTATTGCTCTTAAAACTTTTTTAGTATCAAACTTACCGTCTGAAGCTTTCAACATATTTTCTCTAGGATAAATTGTTTCTGAGTTTAGGCCAAATAATAGTTTGAAAAATAATTCATGTCCTCTAGCAGTACCTTTTGCTCTATAAACTGATTTAATATTTTTTATTAATTTTCTTTTATCAATACTTTCATTTAAAGTTTCAGGTAAAGTATTTAAAAATTCATTTCTAAATTTTGTTAAGAAGTTAGATATAACTTTGTCAGGATCTCTAAAGTTTACTAAGTCTTGGATATTTTGAACCGGATTTGGTCTATAATTGTCTATTGTAGCAGAAGCAGTTGATGAATTACCTGTTATGGTTTCACCGTCTTTAAATTTATCTTGTGCTGAAATAAAAAGTCTACCATTGTCTAAGTCTTCGGACAATACAGTTGCTGTAGCACCAGATGTAGAACCTGTTATAGTTTCTCCTACAGTAAATTTACCGTAAGTAGAACTTTCTAATAATACTTTGTCGTCTGCGTCAATTTGTGTTTGACCGTCAGTTGATAATTTTGTACCTTCTAAAAGTAATTCGTTATTTTGGTTTGTTTCAGTTTCTAATAAAATACCATCAGTTGTTTCTACACTTGTCATCAACAACTCTGCTGATTCCATAAATGTGTAATATTGTTTTAAAAACTCTACAAATTTAGGATGATCTGCAAGTACAAAATCAGGAGTTTGTCCTCCTAATAACTTGGATATTTTTTTAGTAAACTTCGCCATTTATTAATAGCTACTTGTTGTTGTATAACCTACGCCTGCGTCTGAGGAACCTCCAACAAAAGTATCTGCCTCTACTGTAATAGTGGAATTTGTTGTATCAATATTTAATACTTGATCTCTAACAGGTACAACATCATTTGATTTTGGTTTTACTGTTAATTCAATTTTATTAGAAGTTGCACCTCTAATATTTTCAACACTTGTTACGTTTAATGAATTAATTGTAATTTGACCAGTTGCATAATTAATAGTACCTTGGGTATTATTAGTATATGTTCTAACAGAACCAACTAAGTAATATGCTCTAACATTTCCCTCACCATCATCATCTAAGTAATAAACGTTTGTTGTGTCACCGCTTATTTTAAAACCTGATGTTTCTAAAATACCACCTGCAGCTGCATTGTGTCCTGTGTGTGGGTTGTACAATGCATTTCTGTAATAGATATCATATCTTGTTGAGGCATTTAATGAAGGTATAAATGTTTTTCTAATTTTTAGAGTTGATATATTAGATAATATTGAGTTATCTGTATTATCAATCTCCTTTGAAACTTTTGAAAATCTAAAAACACCATCAAATTGATTTAGTGTATTTGTATTGTAATTATTTAAAATAGTAATTACATTTGACTTTAATGTTTCTGAATTTTTATCTGTAGCTGAACTATCGTATTTTACAGTTGATGTTAAAATAATGTCTGTTATTTCTGGATCAACAATTACCGGTGTTACAGAAGCAACATTGTATCTTTTTAATTGTTGTACAATATCTGCCTTTGTTGTTGCTGTTAATGATGAACCTGAAGCTGCCTTAATTGCAATTTTAACTTGACCATAAACCGGTGTTTCATCATCTTCACCACCCCAAGCACTAACAGATTGTGCATTAGGATATATTTGTAAAACTTTTGTTTCATAATCAGCGGTGGTTACTGCTCTATCTTGAGCTGAGTATTGAAGTGGAGCATTATATCGTATTGACTCTTTAGTCTGAGGTTCGGCTCCACCTTGTGCTGAGGAATTAGTTGTTATTGATACGTTTGAAAACCCACCAATAGAACCTGATAATGCAAATGTACTTGCACCATTAGCTTCAGCTTTATTTGTAACAATGTATTGTAATTTTACAATGTTACCATCTGCTAATGCTTTTCCCAAAACACCGTCACCAAAATATACTTCAAACTTACCGTCTTCGCCTTCTTGTAAGAAATAAACTTTAGATGTAGAGTTTAAATCTGTTAATGAACTCACAAGAGAATAAGTTGATGTTGTAGTATCGCTTGAAGAATTTTGTACTGTTACTTTTAATGTTGATGTATCTGCTTTAATACTTGGTATGATAAATCTTTGGTCAGGATCAGAGCTATCAACAACATAATTAAATGTAACTAAAGTTCCTTCATGTATTAAAACATTTTTAAATGTGTAAACACCATTCACAGGTGTTGTAGTTATATCAGCATTTGTTACGAACTGATATGTTGTATCACCAACAGATGTTGTAAACGCTGTACCTTTTGACATTGTAATTTCTGTGCCTGAGGCATGATTTACTAAAATATCAATATTTGCTGATGGTGATTTTGCACTTGTCGGTGTGTAGCCTAACATCTTTGCTAATGATACGATATTTTTTCTGATATCTGCTGAATCTAAATACATTTCATTAGTCAGCATATTTGCATTGAAACCTAGGTAATGTGTATTGTAAGCTAAAACATCTAATAGAACGGCAAAACCTGATCCTTCAAAATCATAATCCTGAAATTCTGATTGATCTTGTAAAAATGTTTTTAAATTTGTTTTGATTGCGTCAAAGTCTAATTGTGAAACTTCTAGTTTATTGCTTGCCATTTTATCTTAATCTCTCTAAAAATGTTTCAACTGTAACAGGTTGAGTAGTACCTATTACATAAAAACTTATTGTTAAATTATATGCATTAGCGTCAATATTAGGATTTGCTAATATTTGTACCAACTTAATTCTTGGCTCAAAGTTAAGTAATACCTCTTCTACTTTTCTTTGTAAATTTAAAGCAGTAAGTGGTGTTACTGGTTCAAACAACATTGCTCTCACATTAGAACCAATTTCAGGATGAAATGGTCTTTCAAAGTGAGAAGTATTAATTAAATTTCTAACACTTCTTTTTACAGCTTCAACGTCTGTTAATTTGTTTACATCACTTGTAACAACGTTTCGACCAAAATCTAAATCTAAATCTTTGTAGATTCTAGTTGATCTATTGCTTTGATTGTTTGCTGATGCGTCATAGTTTGCCATAACTGCTAATATTTATACAGTTTTTATGAACCTATTGACACATTATTTGAACCGGTTGCCAGTTCGCCACAGATAGAAGCAGGATCACCTACTACTACAACTTTAACACCACCAATTTTGACGGAAGATTGATTTGTAGAGTTTACTACTTGAGCAATGTGTGGAAAAATACCATGCACTGCTACAGGATCACCGTCAACGATAACCTTTGAACCGTTTACACTAACAGTTGATTGAGTATTACTCATAACACCACCTGCTGTGTCACCATTTCTACTGATACCAGCCACTATCTTCTATTTGCCTCTAGTCTTGCTTTTTCAGCTAATCTTTTTTTCTCTGTTATGATAGATTGTCTGATTTTTCTTCCCATTGGTATTTTTACCATATGACTAACTTTTTTACCTTTTTTACTAATATATTCAACTGCAATTTCATTATCTTTATAATCACCTTGTACAGATATTACTGCTTTTTTTAAACTTATATCTTCTTTTGTTTTTTCTTCACCAGATTCGTTCCAAAATAAGAACGTTCTCATTTTCGGCATAATTATTCCTTTTGTTCATGTGAGCAATGTGTACAACACTTGATTTCCACGTCTTTTCCGTCGCCATCTTTATGTGTTTGCATACAATCAGTACCACAATGACATACATGACCACAATTTTGACAATTTTTCATGTTTACCTCGCTTTTTTATATTTATATTAGTATTCGCAACTTAAATTTGCAGCTCGCCACTCTGTTTCTTTTAAATTTTCTTTATTTTCTAGTACCGATTCGCCGATTCGCTCTAAATCCGGCGCAATTTTACAATTTTTAACGCCATTTTGACAGGAAACCGTTAAAAAGAACAAAATAAGAACAAATTTATACATTTTTTATTGATTTTACTCGCTTTTTTTCGCTATTTTTTTGAAAATAATGCTTGACTATACGTATTATTTATGGTATAGTATATGTATATTATGAAAAAAGACAAAAAAACACTAAAACAAAGAATTGAAGAAGCTAAGCAAAGAAATATGTTGACTCTTCTTCATATTTTTGATATAATAATTAACAACAAAGGAGAAAAACACTATGTCTAAAACAATGCAATACTTTTGGGACGAAGCCGAAAAAAACGTTGATGAAATCGCAATGAAAGTTGTAAAAGGTCTAATTGATCTTAAACAAGCTATAAAAGAAGTTGGTGATGTCGCTAACTTAGAATTACTTGGTATCAATGATGAAATGGATGCTGAAGAATACTTAGAAAACGCAATCGAGGATCTTAAAAATGCTTAATAAAATTCAAACTATATTTTTTATTATTGGTATGCTTTCTATCTTCGGTATAGTTGGCGTATTAGAAGATTGTGGTGGTCATTGTATCGTACCTATAGATTGGAAAATGTTAGGAATTTGCTTGACAACAGCATTAATTTCCTTTATAATAGCCATACAAATTGAGATTAATAAGGAGTAACACTATGATAAAAGTATCACAAAAATGTAAAACACTTGAAGAAGGTATTAAGTTTATGATGGCAGGTGCAAAGGCCGATTATGTTGCAATGTCAACTAATTATGGTAAGAAAGAATTAAC